AAAATGAAACGTTCTAGATTTGATTACTATGTATCAGTACTCGCTCCTTTTTACAGAGATTGTATCTTGATTGAAAAAGAAACATCCGATAAGAGATATTTGACGAAAGAGCCAGTTTTGATTCTTACCACAGAAAAAGATAGGAAATATTATGCGTTTCCAGATTGTACAGTGAGATACACCAAAAAAAGCGGTGGTATGAGAACACTTGCAAATTATAAACATAAAACAAAATGGATGGTAAAGGTAAACGGCAAAGAAGTGAATGCAGCTAGGATATATGCAAAAGCTTTTATAAAGAGAGATTTAGATTCAAATGATTGTGTTCTCGTTTACGGAAAAGAACTTAAACTAGATGCGATTGAGGTTGTTGATAAAAGCAAATGCGCTAGTATAACTGGCGCTTTAGCAAAACCAAAATACGAAAGAAAAGATGTCGGACTATATAAAAATGGTGTATTGGTCAGATCGTGGCCATCGTGCAGAAAAGCAGCTAAAGATTTATTCTGTAGCTACCAAACTGTTTTAGACATATGTCACAGAAGAACTCAAAAGCCAATGTTCGATGTTAGGTTTTTATAGGATGAACAAATTACATTATTTTAGAAAGGAAAATTAGCCTTATCCTAGTGAAACTAGGTTGAGCGTTGTATGACATGAACGCTCATAAAATTTAAACATATGGATTAACAATCAAGCAGTGAATTAACCGAAAATCTAGCGAATAGGTTATCGGTTGGTTAATTGGAATTAGAGTTATATGATCGCTTAGAAGTGATTAGAAAAACAATTGAGAAATATGGAGAGCAAAATTTCTATATTTCTTTCAGTGGTGGAAAAGACAGTACAGTTTTGCACCACCTAATAGATGAAGCAATCCCAGATAATAAAATCCCAAGAGTGTTTATAAATACCGGAATTGAATATAACGACATACGGAAATTTGTTTTAGAACTCAAGGAATCGGATGATAGATTTGTGATCTTTAATTCAAACGTGAATATAAAGAATATGCTCGAAGAGTATGGATATCCATTCAAATCAAAAGAGCATAGCTGCAAGCTATCAATGTTTCAAAAGAAAGGCTCAAAAACAAAATCCGTTATGCGTTATCTGGATGAAAATAATGATTTTAAGTGTCCACAAACGCTTAGATATCAATTCACAAAAGAGTTTGATTTAAAAGTGAGTGATAGATGCTGCTTCAAGCTAAAAAAGCATCCAATCACGCAATATGAGCTTGAATCAAAAAGAAGTGTTGCGATATTAGGATTGAGAATGAGCGAAGGCGGACAAAGAAAGAATCATGATGGATGTATCGTTTTTGATAGAAATCATACATTAAAGAAATTTAAGCCTTTGAATCCATGTTCAGAAGAATTTGTTGAATGGTACATAAAAGAAAGAAATATAAAGCTATGTAAGCTATATTATCCGCCATTCAACTTTCAAAGAACTGGATGCAAAGGATGTCCATATGCGATTGATTTACAAAATCAATTGGAGATCATGGATAAATATTTGCCGAGTGAACGGCAACAATGCGAATTAATCTGGAAGCCAGTTTATAAAGAGTATCGAAGAATCGGCTACAGATTGAGTCGGATAGAAGAAAAAAGATTATTTTGAGGTAATAACATGGAAAGCAGTGAGTTATTAGAGTCAAGACTTTATAACGCAATGGAAGCATTTAAAGAATTGGCTCCGGCATGTTGCGAAGGATATGGAGATTGTTCAAAATGTCCATTCAAAAACACATATAAAGATTTGTGGATGCGCGATTGCAAGCTTGAAATCATGCAGAGCAACATGAATAACGCATTAAAAACATTAAAAATGAAAAAATAAGAATGAATCAACAAGAAAGGATAAAAAATGACAGTATATTTTGAGTTATTAGATGATGACGGCAGAGTATGTAGGATTATGACAAGAAAAGAGTTCGTAGAAGATGCTGGATTGAAGAACAATAGTGCTATTGAATCTTTTCTAAGAACATTAACATTGAATAATAATTCGATGTACAAGGGATATTACCTTTGCGAGCGTAACGATAACGAACAAAATGAAGTGTTCTACATGGAAAAAGTAGACGAATCAAAAAAACACATATGGTATGTAACTCGTGACGGTAAGATTGTTCGTTTAGACAAAAGAAACAATAAGCAATATGTTCAAAAACTAACAAAAGAAAGTAATGGATATTACGCAAAAATTAATGGCCACAGAAAATCGTTGGCGCGGATTATGTATCAAAAGTTTATTGGTAAAGAAATTCCAAAAGGAGTTTTGTTGAAATTTGTTGGAGAGCCAAAGGTCGAAAACATACGTTTTGTAGTAAAGAATAACGGACAGAAAAGAAAGTGTGGCGTTATTGAAAATGGGAAAATTGTACAAACATTTGATTCAATAAAAGAAGCGGCTCAGCACTGTTATATAAGTGAATCAACCGCAATACAGTATGTACATGGCCGTCGCGAGAATCCATTGGTTAATTTAGTAGCGTTATAATAAAAAACAAGCTCCTACGTCTTGGAGTTTGTTTTCTTAAAAGTGTATGATTAGAGGAAGAATATGAATGTAATTTTATTAATATTAGGCGTGATTTTAGGATCATGCATCACAACACTAGTAGTAAGCGTTCAAAACGTAAATAAAGAGTTGTGGGACGATGAATATATCAAACATTATGATTTGCAGCTTGGCAAAAGTTTAAGTGTTCACGGCGACGAAGAACAAGTTAGACAATATGCAGAAGAAGCATCCGAATTAACAATAGCCTTAAATAAATGGCTAAGAAAACATAAAGATGTTACTTGCGTGCCTTCGATTTGTGAAGAAGTCGCAGACGTAATGATCATGTTAAGGCAAATTAAGTTGATGTGCAACTTAAAAGATGAGGATATCAATTCAATCGTAAGCTATAAAATCAAGCGAGAAATGAAAAGAATTAAAAATGAAAAAGTTTAGAATCAAATACAATACAATAAATGGAGATATCTATGTCGATGATGTAGTTGCTCCAAATATGATAGATGCGATTATGTTTTTCTACATGGAATTACATAAATCGGAAAGAGTTTTTATTGAAAAAGTAAAGGAAATAAAAGATGAATCAGTACCATTATAGCTTCGATAAGTATTCTTCGGACGGCCAAAAAGTTTATGAAACTTTGCTGCAAAGAAGCACAGACGCTTATAGAAATACTTATTTTACGAATGCGTGTTTAAACTTGCTTCAAGCTATGTTTAGAAAGATTGAATCATTAGAAAATCACAACGCATATCTACAAATGGAATTGAATAAATGCAAGAAGGAGCTAACAGAAAATGATTAATAATGTAGTTTTGGTGGGTAGGCTTGTAGCCGAGCCGGAATTAAGGAAAACACAAAACGGAACAAGCGTATGTGTATTTACGTTAGCCGTGAATAGAGAGTTTTCCAAAGATGGACAACAAGAAGCCGACTTTATACAGTGTGTAGCATGGAATAAAACAGCGGACTATTTAACGCAATACCTTCATAAAGGTTATTTAGTCGATTTACACGGAAGAATTCAAACTCGAAAATATGATAATTCATATGGTCAAAAAGTTTATGTTACAGAAGTAAACGTGGAAAAGCTGCATTCGTTAGAACCTAAAAAGCAACAACAAATGCAGACTCCAGAAGATATGCAAAACGATCAAATGAATACAGCTTTTAATGGATGGAGTTATTAAATGTACGAAGAATTATTGAAAACAATTGAATTAAATACGAAGTATTTAACGAAAGAAGAATTGCGAAAACTTTTAGCCTATTTTTGTACCGCATCATTCGCATACTGCGCAATTATGGAGTTTGATGAAGAAGGAAACAAAAAGCCAGAAGAAGTTTTAAAAAGCCAAAATGAAACGATTGCCGGATACATCTTAACCGTTTTAGAACATGATCTAACAACGATCGTACGAGGTAATGAAGTGCGAAAAAAAGTTTTTCAAACGATATTCGATGAATTAGATAAGTTTATGGAGGTACCGGATGGATTGGCTTAATACGGTATTGACACTAATAAGTTTATTCACATTCTGGATTGCTGGATATGATACAAGCGATTTTGCGATGGAGTTTTCGCTCATTAACCGCTCATGGAAGTTGAATAAAAAACAAGTTTTAGTTGTCATTCCTATCATCTTACAAGTTTTATGGGAGTTTTATGGATAGTAGAGAATATATTGAATCAAAAGTTTCTCAATTATGGGCAAAACTAAGTTTATATGCATCATATGAAAAAGAAGTTTTTGAGCTAAAAAAACAATTAGATGAATGTGAACAAAAACTTTTGCAGATTGGATCACCAAAAGCGATACGATACGATAAAGAAGTTTTTTCATCTGGACAAGAAACAAGCACGCTCATGAATAAAGTTTTATCCGATATGCAGCGCATCGAGCAAGATATAAGTTTTGCACAAGCACATATGCATGAAATTGAAACTTTATGTGATCTTTGCGATGATGAAATCCAGAACGTTATTCGATACAAGTTTTTTGAATCAAATTCATGGGATGCATGTGAACGTAAGTTTTATAAGACAAGAAGAAGCTTAATCCGTGATATTAAAAGAAACCTTGAAAGTTTCATTCATGGTGTAAGTGAATAGAAGCAAACGGCCGTTATGACCGTTTTATTAATGATGATAGAATAACTTTTTTTGCTTTTTATAAAAGCGATGCTATAATTAATATGCTTATTTTGTGTGGCGTTATTCATTTACTTTTATGGTGTATGAGTAAGCGCCCTTTTTTTATGTCTAAAGAGTAGTTTATTCTTGTATAAAAATCAAACTTTTAACAAAAACAAAAAGCGGCATTCACCGCTTTCATATTGGATATTATTTTTAAAATGGAAATTCATAAAAAGGGTCATTTATTTTGTCTTGCTGAGAAACGTTTTTCTTGCTGCTGCATTCATTAGATCCAAACTTTTCAAAAGATCCGGAGTTGTATTTATATGTATCTATAGGCTTGTTTCTATGGTACGTTGTAACAAGACCATTTAAACTATTGAAGCTAGCCAATAAACTTTTTGATTTTAGTTTTCTTAGAGTAAATAAATTATCGTTTTCAATGTCAATATATCCATCCCAAACATTTAATAGTTCGGTACTGATATCTTTCATAATGTTTTCGATATCATCATCTATAAAACGTTTGCAAAAAGATCCAATAATAAAATGAGCATTGTAAGAAAATTTTTTATCTAGTTCGTGCGCAACAAATAAGCGTAGTTCGTTCGTTTGCACTGCAACGTATAAACATTCATTATAATCGAATGAAAAGCCTTTATCTTTTAAAAGCTTCTCAGTTTTTGCATCTGGAGTGTTTTTAGGTTCGATATAAATAACCGGCGCTTTACGTTGGTTCGTAACATAATAATTGAAATGATTTTTTTCTTTTTTCCATCTAGTCATGATATATTTACTCCTTTACTCAAACGATATCATCCAGCTGATATCATCGAATGCGGTTATAACATAGCGGTAAATATTGCCGCTTGTTATTTTCGCATCATCGTATAATTGACAACAATAAGCGTTGAAAGTCTTTTCATCGCAATAAATAAGATCGTTTATAAAATTGTCTATGAGTTCGCAAGTTTGCTCATAAATATCATCATAATTTCTATAGCAGCCTACGATTATAAAATTAAAATTAGTGCGGATCTTATTATAATTTTTTAACAATTCAAGTTCACTCATAATTTTTAACTCCTACAAATAGGTATATATATAGCAATATGCAAAAAATAAGATCAACCAAAAACAAAATACACACGAACAACATACATATAATTTAATAAATGCAAGCTAGAGCACCTCAACGGTGCTCAGCTTTTCAAGTTTTTCATGTACTAGCATAAACAAATAACTCCGTTTGAAGTTTCAGTGTATCCATCAAAACTTAGATCACGCGCAAACGCTTTATAGTCAAAATATCTTTGCGCAATTTCTGGAAGATTATAGCACTCATCTACCAACTCATAAGCCACATCCTCCAATGTCATATCATAATAGAATGTAAAGTCTTCATCTTCCAAGTGATCCAATGCATCTTCATAGCTGCATACTTCTAACAATGCAACGAACTCATCTTCACGATAACCCAATGCTTCAGCAACTTCATTTATATCATCGATGTTAGGATATTCACCAAATGCATCATGCATATCAAATAAAGCGCAATCATAATCTGTTATAAACCATTCTTCATACATAGAACCAGAAACAACTCCAATTGAAGCAAGTTCCTTTTCAAAATCATCATCATCGATAGGGAAATCAATCCATTTACCTACCAAATAACCCTCATTGTATTTACCTAAATTTGTAATAAAACCTTTCATTTCACACATAATCTTTACCTCCTTTACTTTTCAATCCATTTTTTTAAAAGATATGCATTAAAAGCCAGTGACAATAATAACGATATTTTTAATAGCTCCATATGTTTAAACGTGGTATAATGTAAGTACCTAAGTGACTAAAATAAGTCACTTAGATATTTAGCAAGAAGCTTGACGGCTTCACCAATTAAGAGCGTGTATATAATTTCAAGTGTTTTGAGTGTTTTTGAAATTATGCGCTCTTTTTTTTCACGCTTTTTTCTATCGCGTCGACTCATTGGCTTTTTGCTACGTTTGTACTTTGCCACGTTTATACCTCCTTTCGTGTGGCTTGTCTTACTTAAGACATCTATAAAGTACATCATAAACGTGAACGTGTCAATATAAAAAGTAAATAAATTTCGTGAATGTATTAATAAATTGCGTTAAATAGTAAATAATGATAGAATTAAAATACAAAGAAAGAAGGAAAAAAGAAAATGTTAAAAGAAAAAATAAGGGCGTTATTTGTTATGCGTAATAAAAATCAAACGGATTACGCAAGACATATAAACCGCACCAAACAATCGTTTAGTAATACCATAAATAATGACCGGTTTAATTTGATTGAATTTATTAAGTTATGCGATTGGATGGGGTTAGAAATTCATGTTGTGGATAAAAACACAAAAGATAAAATAATAGAGTTAAACATAAATGATATTAATAAAGAATGATAGGCACGCTTGGCGTGTCTTTTTTTTATGCACGTTTGCAAGTACGCAAGATATACCAGAAGCAGCATAGCTGCATATGTCTTTTATCTTGCGTGTTAGTGGTTAGGTGTATGATCCAAACAATAGAAGAAACAATATAAAAACAAATAGAGAAGAAAACAAAAAGAAAACAAATAATAAAGAGTAAATAAAAGATGATTATAATGTCGTGTTGAAAGTAGTTTCAACTTGCATTGTTGAAACGGTTTGCAAAGGTTAGAAGGCTATGAATGCATCTGCAAAGTAAGTTAGGTCTAACCGTACGCTGTGTGTACGGTATAGCCTGCCCCCATAGGAAGCGAGAGCGGTGGTGCTAGGGGAACGGCGTGGGGAGTTTAATTATACCCAGAAAGGGTTTTATAAAGGGGGGTAATCCTAGAAAATAGGGTTTTGTCAATAAAAATTGCGTGAAAATGCGCAAATAATCGTAAAATGCCCAATGGGCGCGTTTTTCCTATGATATTATGTATTCGTAAAGAATTAAGAGAAGGATTCTTTACAGCTCGTTCCATTGCGTTTTTACGCTTTTCTTTTTTTTGCGGTAGAAATACCGCTTTTTTATATGACTGCATAACTATCAATTCTGACGTTTTCAAAAGCATAATTGTAGCTGACATTTTATTTTCTCCTTTAAAAAGCAGATAGTTAGGTAGCGATATATGAAAAAATATTACGGAAATAAAGATGGAGCTAGAAACTTCGCTCGTAAATTTTACTCGAGCAAATCTTGGAGAACTAAAAGCAGTGCCTACAGAATGGAGCATCCACTGTGTGAGCGTTGCTTAAAGCATGGAATTTATACAAAATCAACTTGTGTTCACCATAAAGAACACATCAGCCGGATGAACCAGTATGACTGGAATATTTTATTAGGTGACAACAACCTAGAAGCGTTATGCGATGATTGTCACGCCAAAGAGCACGCAAAGTACACATCATACGAATTTGATGAAGATGGTACTTTGATAGATAACTATGATGATGGGAATGATTAAACATGGATAAAGAAGAATATAGAGGACTCATTATTAATCAAATGACAGAGCTAGGTATTTATCAAAAACAATATGATTTGTTGATTGATACAATGGCCATGACATGTGAATTAAGAGATCTAAACTTAAGAGCATGGAAAAGAGATGGTTTTGAGATGGTAATTGAATATACAAACAAAGCCGGAGCAACAAACATTTCAAAAAGCCCATACTTCTTAAAAAATCTACAATTTAATGAGCAGATCTTGAAATATGGAAAAGAGTTAGGGTTAAGCCCTAGCGCGACAAAGAAATTAGGAAATCCATTAGCCGAAGCGAAAGATGATTTTGACGAGTTTATGAAAGATTACGATTGAAATATCTAGAGCTTTATAAGAAACAAATCAAAGAAGGAAAAGCCGTAGTTGGCAAATGGATTCAATTAAATATCGAATATATAGAGAACGGACTGAAAGAGGGCCGTTTTTTTTATAACGACAAAAAAGCCGATGAAGCAATAGTATTTATTGAGCGGTTTTGCCATCACGTTGAGGGTAAAACATCTTTAATAAAACTAGAGCCTTGGCAAAAATACTTCTTATCTTGTGTTTTTGGAATTGTTGATTCAAATGGAAATCGACAGTTTAGAGAAATTGTCCTTATTATGGGACGTAAACAAGGAAAATCGCTTTTAGCTGGTGCTATTGAAGTGAAGATTGCATTTACTGAGCGTGAAGCCGGAATGCAGATATACAACCTAGCACCGAAACTAGAACAAGCACATATCATTTTCAATGTTGCGTACAACATGATTGATAGAGTGCCAAGTCTGGCTAAACGAATGAGAAAAAGACGAGCCGATATGTATTTTCCTTCATGGAATTGTACATTGAAGCCAATTGCGTTTAACAGTAAAAAATCCGATGGATTCAACCCAAGCGCCGTAACCTATGATGAGTTTGCGGCATGGGAAGGGGATAGAGGATTAGCTATGTACAACGTTATGCTATCGGCACAAGGAGCTAGAAAGCAACCGTTAAACATAGCATGTTCAACCGCTAACTACATCGACGATGGTTTATATGATGAGTTAATGGCACGTAGTACATCCGTTTTGTTAGGAACATCCGAAGAAACAAGACTATTGCCATTCATATACATGGTGGATGATGTTAAAAAATGGGATGACATGAACGAACTAAAAAAGGCTATGCCTAATTTAGGGGTTTCAGTTTCCTATGAATTTATAGAAGAAGAAATAAGAAAAGCTAAAGGAAGTCATGACTACAAGCTAGAATTCATGACTAAATATTGCAATGTCAAACAAAACTCAATATCCGCTTGGCTATCTTCACAAGAAATCAAAAAGACGATTTGTGAAAAGTTAGATCCGGAAGATTTTAGAGGGTGTTATGGAGTTGGCGGTATTGACTTGTCACGTACTACCGATTTAACTGCTGCGTCTATAGTCATTCGCAAGAACGGACTTGACTACGTGCTTACACAATTCTTTATGCCGGAAAACAAAATAGATGAGTTATCCGATAGAGATCATATCCGATATCGTAAATTCGTTGATTTGGGCTTCTTAACTCCAAGCGGACAAAATTTCGTTCGATACGAAGATGTAGCCGACTGGTTCAAAATGATGCGAGATAAATACGAAATTGTATGTTGCGTTGTTGGATATGATAGATACAGTTCGCAATATTTAGTAGATAAAATGCAGAATGACGGATATCCGATGGACGATGTAATCCAAGGGACAAACCTAACATCAATCATTAATGAATTTTGTGGATTGTTAAGAGATGGAGTTGTAAGAACCGGAACAAACGGTTTATTACAATCACACTTTGCGAGTGTTGCATTAAAGAAAGTTACAAACGACAATCGTGTACGACCGGAGAAAGTCGACCAACGAAAGCACATTGACGGATTCGTAAGCGTAATTGATGCATATACAGTGCGAGCAAAATGGTACGAGAAATACAAATGGTTATTAGATAGCAACGATGATGATTAGGAGGAAAAAATGGGGTTATTTAAATTTATATTCGGTAACAAAAATCCATATTCCAGTTTTGGCTTAAACTCTTATTTCTCATCATTGAGTGGATATCAACCGGTATATACATCACAAAATGAGGGTGTATATGAATTGAGCTTAGTAAGAGCATGCATCCATAGTATCGCTACGGAGTGTTCTAAAGCGACACCGGTTCTTAGAAAACAAAATAAGTCAAAAGAATTTGTGATTGCGAAACAACCAAATGCATTCATGACGGCAAGTCAATTTTATTACCGACTAGCGACTATTTATCAAGTTGAAAATAACGCGTTCATTGTTCCGATTGAACAATACGATGTTTCTAAAGGACGGTACGAAGTTGTAGGTATTTATCCAATCGCACCATCCACATCAGAGATTGTAGAAAAGAACGGAAAAATCTACGTGAAATATACTTTTGGTTCTGGTGAAACAAATGTCATTGAATATGACAGAGTAGGTCACTTACGGAAGATGCAGTATAAGAATGATTTTTTCGGTCAAAATAACGATGCTTTTAATACAACCGCAGACGTATTAGAAGCACAAGAAAAGATATCTAAGGATGCTATGGAAAGTAGCGCAAACCTTAGATTTATTGCTAAGTTAAACTCAGCAGTAGCGAAAAAAGAAGATATGATGAAGCAACAAGAAATGCTTCAAGAAGTCAATTTAGGAAACAAAAATAAAACCGGAGTTTTTATGTATGATGCACGTTTCGAGGAAATGAAACCATACGATAAAAAGCCGGTTCTTTTAGATTCTGAGCAAAAGAAAGCTATCGACAATAGTGTATTCAACTATTGGGGTGTAAACGAAAACATTCTACAGAATAAATATAACGAAGATGAATGGAATGCGTTCTACGAAAGTATGATTGAACCATTCTTTATTCAAGTCGGAGAAGTGCTAACAAAGATGTTGTATACCGATTATCAAAGAAAAAATGGGGATGAAGTATTACTAACTAGTGATAGATTGCAATATGCATCCAACCAAACAAAAATTCAAGTCGCAAAAGAATTCTTTGATAGAGGAATTATCACGACAAACCAAGCACTATGCATTTTAAATATGCCACCAGTACCGGACGGAGATAAGAGATTGATTCGTGCCGAGTATGTATCTATATCAGACACAAAGGTGGGAAAGGGGGTGACGGACGATGGAGGACAACCAATTAAGACAGAGGACAATGGTAGTCAGTCTAGCGAATAACTCTGAAAATAAGAGATTTGATTCAGATTATTACGTAGAAGGATATGCTACAACGTTTGAGCCATACGTTTTATATCGTGATGGTGACGGAGAACCAATTTACGAACAAATCGACCCACACGCATTTGAGGGCGCAATTATGAATAACGTGATTTTCCAATACGATCATGAAGGACGTGTTTTCGCAAGACAAAAGAATAAAACGTTAGGACTAGAAGTTACACCTTCCGGTCTTTTTATTTATGCGGACTTAGGCAAAACAGAAAAAGCAAAATCACTTTATGAAGATATCAAAGCTGGAATGATTGACCAAATGTCATGGCGATTTACCGTTGCTCCAGATGGAGAAGAATACGATCCAGCTACTAGAACGATTCATATTCGTAAAGTTCGTGAGGTGTTCGATGTATCGGCGGTATCTATTCCAGCTAACAATCAAACATCTATTTGTGCTCGTAGCAGACAAATCGTAGATGACTATGAAAAGAAACAAAAATTGTCTTTGGAACGACAAAACAAAATTAAGAGAATTCAAATTTTATCAAATTTATAAACATGGAGGACAAAGTTAATGTTTACTAAAGAACAAATTAAAGAATTAGGTTTAGAAGAAGTGCGTGCTAGACAAGCAGAAATCCAAAAAGAAGTCTTGAACGCAGACGCTGATCTTGATGGATTGATGGAAGAAGCAGAATTATTGAAAGCTCGTTCCTTAGAAATTGAAGCAAGTAATGAAGATGCAAAAAAACGTGCAAAAGTTCTAGCATCTATTAGAGTAGATGATTCTAAAGCAACAAAAGTTAATACCGGTACAAACGATGTAGATAGAAGCGATATGGAATATCGTAGCGCATTTATGCACTATGTTCAAACTGGTGAAAGAAACAGTGCATTGAAACAAAGAAGCAATGAACACGGCATCGCATCGGATTTAGGTGTGTTGTTGCCACAAACAATCATTCAAACGGTATTAACTGAATTGAAAGGCGTTTATGGTCAATTATATTCGCGTGTACACAAAACAAATATCAAGGGTGGAGTTAGATATCCTATCGGTTCATTTGATGCTACATTCAAACGTATCACAGAAGAAACTGTAAGTGATCGTCAAAAAGCCGGCTCAGTAACTGGATGCGTCGAATTCTCATACATCATTGGTGAAATTCGTGTTGCACGTACATTGTTACAAGCTACATTAACTGTTGAAGCATTTGAAAAAGAATTTGCTCAAGTTATCGTTAAAGCTTACGTAAAAGCAATGGACATCGAAATCATGAATGGTAATGGTACAACAGAAATGTGCGGTATCTTAACAGAAGCTAAGAAAACTTCTGGAAGCCGTATTAAAGCCGCAAACATCATCGAATTCACAGAAGAAGAAATGAAGGATTGGAAAGTATGGCAAAAGAAATTATTCTCAAAAATTCCATTGGCTATGCGTTCAGAACGTCCAGAATTCGTAATGACTGCGGAAACTTACGAATCAAATATTAAAACATTGGTCGATGCTAATAATCGACCAGTCTATAGTGAAACATACAACCCTCAAGATGGAACTGAGGTATCAAAATTCAAAGGAAAAGACGTTGTATTTGTTGAAGAAGATATCTTGAAATCATTCGATAGTGCTGCAACTGGAGAATACTTCGGTATGTACTGGGTACCAGAAAAAGCATACGCAATCAATACAAATATGGAATTCTCTGTAGTTCACTACTTTGACCAAGAAACAAACCAATATGTTGATAAAGCATTAGTAATCAACGATGGTAAACCATTAGATACACAGTACATTTACTTACTTAAAAAAAAAGTAGCGTAAGTACTAGAGCAAAAGCAGCTGCTAAAAAGTAGGTGTAAGCTATGGAATTATTAGATCAAGTTAGAATGGCGTTGCGATTAAAGTCCAACGCCTACGATCCAGAAATCCAAACTTTAACCGAAACTGCAAAATACGACTTAAAAAGATTGAATATTTCATTTAACGAGGATAGTCCAGAACCGGAAATTGTTACTGCGATTATCCTTTTTGTTAAGTCGAAATTCAGCAACTATCAAGCCGACTATAAAGCACAAATGGCGGCCGCTTATTTTGAGTTTAGAAATATTTTATTGCTAGATTCTAGCAAACAAAAGTAGGTGATTTTATGGCATATGAATATACCAGAGAGAATAATCTATGGGAAGATGTTTGCTATCTTGTAAAAAAAGAGAAAGTATATGATGAAAACGGTGTAGAAAAAGAGCCGATTATTTCAAAAAAAGAAGTGTTTTGCCAAGTTGGCGGTATCTACGAAAAAGAGTTCTATGATGCGCAACAAGCCGGAATCAAGGCTCAATGTAAAGTTGTAGTGCAAATGATAGAGTACGACGATGAAGTAATTGTTGAATACGGAGGTAAGATGTATTCCGTGTATCGAAAATATCCAATCAATGATACGTACGAATTGTATTTAAGAGAGGATGTAGGAACATGGTAGAAAAACAACGAATTAAGATGGTCGAAAGATTAAAAACGTTGTTAGCGCATGAAAATGATAAACGATCATATTTTATTTACGGCGGTTATCAGAGCAAACCGACCATTCCATATGGCAATTATGCTAGGCAAGAATCACAATACGATTATGCAGATGATACGTTGAATGTACGTATCAACGAATACATTGTTCGTGTTGTAACGGCCACAAAGGATTTTGAATTAGAAGAACAGATTGAAGATGTTTTTATTGATTTAGAAATTCCATTTAGCGTTATTACCGATGAAGATGTAGAGAGCGAGAAAGTGCATTGTACAGAATGGTACATTGCTTGCGTTGATTAATGAAGATTGAAAATGTAGATCACGTATATTGTGAAATGGATAATCTATCGACGGTTATTCAAGAAATACTTACACAATATTCAGTTGATACAAGAGAAGATGTATCGCAAGCCGTTAAAACGGTCACAAAGAAAGCAACAAAAATCGTAAAGAGTAACGCAAACGTAGATAAAAGAAACACTCCTAGAAAAGGGAAATATAAACGCTCCATTCGTTCTAAAACAGTTGAGGAAGTATTTCAAACAGAAGGTGTCGTATATGCCGGTGGTCATGAGTATTCATTGACACACCTATTAGAAAACGGCCACTTTTTATGTAATGCACCAAACAGAAGAACGGGGGAGTTTAAGCATTGGAAACTAGGCGAAGAATACGCAATTAACGAGCTACCTTTAGAAATTATTAGAAAACTGAAAGGATAGACATTATGGATTCAAATAAAATTCGTTACGGTTTTAAAAATGTATACTACGCATTATTAAAAGAATTAGAAGGAAACGTTACATTCGATACTCCTAAACCATGGAAAGGTGCAAAATCACTTACTTTAGATCCAGAAGGTGAAACAAACATTTTCTATGCAGATGATATCGCTTATAACACAGAAAATATCAATAACGGTTATACCGGTTCTATTGAAATGGCATATCTAACAGATGCGGTTAAAGAAGATATCTTTAACTATGTCAAAACAAAAAAAGGAACATTGGCGGAAGATGCGAATAAAACACCAAATCCATTTGCTTTATTATGCGAATTTACCGGTGATAAGCATGGAACAAGACACGTATTCTTCAAGGTTATTCCTTCAAGACCAAACTTAGAAGCAAACACAAAAGAAGATTCTATTGAACCAGATACAACATCATTGGATTTAACAATCGTGCCAGTTGCAGTAGGAGAGCATGCATGGGTAAAAGATTCATTCAATGCATCCGATGCAGACTATGCAACATTCTTTACAACTGCACCAGCACTACCAGAAGAAGCAGCAGAATAACAACTAGGGCGTATTAAATTACGTCCTTTTGTTTTTTATAAGGAGTAAAAACAATGGAAAGTAAAATAACTATCGACAATAAAGAATACGAATTGTGCTACAAAGGCATAACGATTCTTACATATAGAGAAGCGTTTAGATGTGATTTAACAATTGATTTAAATGCATCACAAAAAAGAATGTTTGAAGCCATCAATCAAAGACGAGAAAGACTGTTAGACGGCTTAGAAAATATAGATGATATTCCAGATAAAGATTTAGAAAATCTTTTAGAAATGTCAGATGAAGAAGCCATCACATTGATTGTTGAGTCAGTTGGCCCAGAACAATTAGAAAAATTTACATGGGCATGTATCAAATCAAAAGCTGATTTAGATGCAAAACCATTCCCAGACTATAAAAAATTCATGCGTTCAATTGACGACTATAACGATTTCATGGGTTCGTGTGTAGTCGTATATAACGAAATGATTTATGGGAACAAACAAATTGTTACTCCAGAAAAAGATGAGGAGAACAAAGAAGTAAAAAAAAAGACGATGTAGTTGATTCAAACACAATCCTAATAGGCGCAATGTCTATTGGCTTAACTATGGACGATATTAAGAAAATGGATGTTGGTATTATGTTGGACTTAATTACATCAAAATCAAATATGTATATCAAAGAAAAGAAGAAGCAAGAAAGCAAACAAGAAAACAATCCAAAAAAGAAAGGTTGGAGAGAAGCAACGCAAGTGGATTTCGACTTATTATGATAGGATGGTGTGCAAATGAGTTATAACGTTAAGGGTATTACTGTCAAAATTAACGGTGATACAACCGGATTACAACGTGCATTGAATAATGTAAAAGCGCAAACGGCTGGTCTTGACAAAACGATGGCTAGATTAAAAAGTTCAATGAAGTTCAATAAAAATGATTATGCATCTTTTTCTACCTATCAAGATTTATTGTCAACAAAAGTCAAGAGCACAAAAAAACAATTAGATTTATACAATAAGTCGATTGAACAATTTCCAAAGACTCATACACAATGGAGTAAAGCCGTTAAGGATACAAAATCAAAACTAGATTCATTAGGTAGTAGTTTATCATCTGGAAAACAAAGAATAAACGAAATGCAAGATGGAATCGCTAGAAACAATAAAGCTATCCAAAATTGGAAAACGGCATTGAAAAACGGTACGGTTTCGGTACGTGATTGTAGTAAAGCCATTGGTGCATTACAAGATCAGAACAGTGCGTTTTCAAGAGAAATTCGTAATGTCACGAATTCAAATAAAGACTTGGAAGCTCAATTTCATACACAAAAAGAAGCATTAGCCGGTTTAGGTTCTACATTTGAAGAATCACAACAACACTTAAAAGCATTGGAAGCAACTGCATTAACTTGTTCTAATAACTTAAAAGGATTAGAAAGTCAGATGCAGTTTATTAGTAAAACCGGATATACAATGATGACTTCTTTTGAAAAAGCATCTAAAGCACTTGATAAAGTAGCAGATATCACTAAGCCATTCTCTTTATTAGCCGGAGGAACTATCGCAGCGGCAACCGCAGCAACAATTTCATTCGAGGATGCATGGACTGATGTAACCAAAACGGTTGATGGTACACCGGAACAATTTGCGAAGATCAATAAAGGATTAAAAGAATTAGCTACATCTACGGCTAGTTCATATCAAAACATTGCAAATTATGCTCAGTTAGCTGGACAAATGGGTGTTCCTACAGATGCAATCGTAGGATTTACAAAGACAATTACTCAACTTGGAGATACTACAAACTTAGTAGGTGAAGAAGCTGCACAGAGTGTCGCAAAATTCGCCAACGTAATGGTAAAACAATCCGATAAGACAAATACATATTTTTCGAGGTTAGGCTCTACAATTGTTGATTTAGGTAATAAATTTGCGACAACAGAAAAAGACATTATGGAAATGTCTACACGTTTAGCACCAGCTGGGCGACAAGTAGGTTTTACATCCGATCAAGTACTAGGTTTATCAACTGCTCTTTCTTCTATGGGTATTAAAGCTCAAGCCGGTGGTAGTTCCATGGCAAAAATGCTAACCAATATTCAAACTGCGGTATCAGATGGTGGAGATAAACTACAAAAATTCGCTACTGTATCTGGTATGAGCGCAGAGGAATTTAAAAAATCATGGGGAGAAGATGCAGCCGGAACATTCCAAAAATTCGTAGAAGGAATCGGAAAATCAAAAGATATTACCGCAACATTGAAAGAATTAGGAATTACCGAAATTAGACAATCACAAGCTATGGGAGCATTGGCTTTAAATAGTGATAAATTAGCCGATGCATTAAATGTAGCCAAAACCGCATGGGAAGATAATACGGCTATGGCAGCAGAAGCCGAGAAGCGCTATGGCACTTTAAAGACACAATTAAGCCAAACGTGGGAAGCTATCAAGCAAGCTGGAGATGCACTAGGAAAACAGTTCACACCATATCTAAAAAAGGCACTTGGATTCGTCAAGAATCTAGCGATGGGATTTGCTAATTTGGATGATAGTACACAAGCCACGATTGCGAAAGTATTGTTGTTTACTGCTGCATTAAGTCCAACCGCTAAAGTATTGTCTTTGACAACTGGTGGAATCAGTAAGTTAATTGGCGCTACCACAAAATATAATGGTGCATGTGGAATTCTTGTATCTATGTTAACCAAAACAAGCAGCGCTGCATTAAAATGCGAGCCTAATATTTTAGGTGTTGTAAAAGCACTTGCGTTTGGACATCCAATTATTACGGCTACCGCCGTAGCGATTGGCGCAGTAGCGGCCGCAGCAGTTTATGCTAATAAAATCAAAAAAGAAACGATTAAGAATACAAATGAACAAATTGCAGCTAATGATACAGATTATCGAGTTACGTTAAAAGTTATTGATAGTTATAACAGTTACGCAAAATCCATGAGTAATACAAAGAAAAGCATGGAAGCCGTAGTTTCTCAATATTCTGAAAACACGAATCAAGCCAAGTATTTGATGAAAACAATTGAAGATTTAAATGCGAAAGAAAACTTGAATCAAACGCAAAAAGCGATGTTGAAACAAGCAGTCAAAGAATTAAATGAAATCTATCCGGATTTAAATGTTGAAATTGATAAAAATACTGGAAAGCTTAATTTAAATGAAGGTGCTACATACACAAGCATTCAAGCTATCAAAGATCGTATTTCACAATTGCAAGAGCAAGCAAAACAAGAAGCTTTGGCATCTTTGCAATCTAAAACGGCGGCTGCGCAATTGAAAGCAGAATATAAAAATGCGGAACTAACAGATAGTATCAAAACTACAACTCAATCATTGAAGAATTTACATAATGAGTATTTAAACGGTAAAATTTCGCAACAAGAATATATGAATCAAACCACGGCTTTAAAAGAGTCAATCAATACTTTATGTACAGATTTAGCGGATTCATATGCAAAATTACATGAAACTCAAACACAATCTATTCTTCAATCAAACTATTTAGAAACACAATCATTCACTCAAATGGGTGCTACAATGCGTCAACAGTATACAGATTTAGCATACCAAGCGGCTCAAGCCGGTATTCAAATTCCACAAAATATCCAAATTGGAATCACAAACGGAACGGCAAGCGCGGTTGAAGCAGCTAATTATATGGCTACTCTGATGAATATGAATCAACTTGTGGATCAAGCCGGAATGATTGGTGGTTCAATTCCATTAAACGTAGCAAATAGCATTTTAGCGAATTGTGGAAGTATCACAGAAGCAACAAATGTGATGAACAATTTAATTACACTAGCAAACGCAGTGCAAGCGGCCGGATTAGATGGGCAAAAAATTCCAGCAGACGTAGCTAATGCAGTCGGAAATGGAAAAATGTCTGTAAGTGATGCAGTAACAAAAATGATGTCAGATACAGACCCTAATGTAAAAAAAGCCGGCAAGAAGATGATAAAGGAATCTAAGAATGCGATTAGCGGTATCTCATCCGCATTTTCAAATGACGGTACAACGTCATCGGCTGTAGGAACAATGGGTTCTAATATGGAGAAATCTTTGCAACCTCACTTGGATAGTATGGTTACAAGCTCGGCAAAAGCGGCTGGAGAAATCAAAACTTACATTCAACAAGCACAAGCAGAAGCTAGTAAAAAGATTGTTATGAATGTTGAAAAAAGAGTGTACACAACAAAACATAACGGTCATATAGATGTACCAAAAGAAGTTGTAAATAGTGACATTATGACTCGAGCTAAATCTTTAGTATCAAGTAATTCATTATCTGGATTTGTAAGAGATTCTATGAATTTCATCACTCCGAGAATAGAAACGCCACAAGAAGTTACGCAAACAGTGCTTGCATCTAGATACACATCAAGACAAGCTAAGTCAAATGGTGTAACGATAAATAATTCAAAAAGCATCATGACATTATCAAATAAAGTAGATGCGCTTATTACGGCATTTAGAAATGCGGAATTAACAGTGAATTTACAACCTATGCGATTGAATCAAAGAGTTGTTGCAGATGGCGTAAAGGAACAATTCACAATCAATGATTTGTTGTCATCTTACGGAAAGGGGAAATAGTAATGTATACATTTAAATACATACCGAACACAAAACGAGATAAAGATAACTTCAATATCTCTAGTTTGTTGAAAGTTAAAACTGCACCTATTATCCCACTTCCGGAAGAAATTGTAGATGAGGTGACATTGGGTGACGGTACAACATCGTATCGTCATACCGGTGTGTATAAAGATAGAAAGATTACAATTGAATGTAGTTTTTTAAAGAACTCTAAAGAGTCATGGCTTGATAATTTCTCAGCGATTAAACGATGCTTCAAAAATCAGCAAGGACTATTATATCTAGTTAGCGATGATTCATCGCATTATTTTAAAGTTAAGAATATTGAAATCGATATTGATTCTCGCTTTCACGGCGTTGGTAGCGAATTTAAAATTACATTTACATGCGATCCATATAGATATTTGATTCAATTTGCTAGACCATATGCATTAGTCACCGATAAAACAATTCAGTTAAATAATCAACACGAAAAAGCGTATCCAATATACAGAGTGTACAACACATCTACAAACGCGAACGAAATAGGTATATTTTGCAACTTAAATGTGGTTTACATAGATAATCCGTTTGAAAAATACACAGATTATCACGAAGAAATATATCTTGTTACTTATTTTGATATAGATACAGAAAACGGATACATGATTACGCACTATAGAAATCCACATAACGGTGAAACATTGAAAAGATACACAACAATTAAAACAAGAGGATCAATTGATGCTATAGCCTTACAAGAAGGCGTAAACGACGTTTATTGTGTCGTTGATGTCGGTGCTTTGAAAATAGACATTTTAAGAAACTATAGGGAGTTATAAAATGATTAATTTGTTTTGTCAAAGTCAAAAATATAGTTATGAATACATGATAAGTCATAACGGTGACGTTACAATCAAACACCCTATAGAAGCATTTGTAAATATGGCAAGAAATGAAATATGGTATTTGACAATCACGTTTCCTAGAAGCGATTTGTTAGGGTTTGAAATTGAAAACGAAGCTATATTTAAAGTTGATTTGAATTTTGAAAGAGATCAATTATTTAGAACAATCTATAAAAAGTACAATAAAGGCGATGATACATATACGGTATATGCCAATCATATTTTTTTCGACGCGCAAAAAGAAGTCTTTATTTTTGACAATAGGACGGTTGAAGCAACATGGGATGGCGCTATAGAAAACTTAAATCGAATTGTACAAGCTTCCGGAAGTAATCACCCATATAGAATTTACGGTCGAAATTGGTATAACAATTTTGAAAACGTGGCACCAGAGGACGGTATTATTGTTTATTTTAGAAACGTACAAAATCCGTCTTATGCATTAGATGTACCAAATGCGTCTGAAACATCCGGAACGCAATTGCAAACGTACGTAAGAAACCAAAGTGCCGCGCAATCGTTCATGTTAAAAAAAGTTGGAGAATACAAAGGTGCTGGTGTTTATGGAATATTATCATTGTGTTCGTGCAGATGGGTAAAATCAAGCGGTGGAAAAGTTGTTTTAGGTAGCGTTAACGCTGAACCAGCATCAAATGATGAAAAATGGATAATCATAAAAACTAACAACGGATATGAATTAGCGTCCTACGGTTATATATATTACGGAATGTATCCAAGTTCAACAAATATCGCAAACGGAAATGCAGTTATTGTATATGACCGCGGAACCGGAACAACCGGCAGTGCGTGTAGATGGTACCTTGAATGCGCCGATTCCACAACAACAGCATACTGGGAAAGATACAATATCATTCAATGCATGTTTGGTACAGAAGACAATAGTTTGATGAATAGATGGAAAGAATGTGAACTGTATAGATACACGGCAATGCTAGACAACTATTCGTGCTATTTTGGAAGGCCGAAAAACTATCCGTTTAATCTGCAACCAAGCGACATCAGAGTAGACAACAAGCAATTAACAAATTACGCAAAAAAGATCTCAATGGAAAAAGTTGTTACCGGATTAATTCCAAAGGCTTATAACGGACGCATCTTACCGAATAATGAAATAGTTAAATCTGAAATGTGGAACAATTATTCTTTGCATAGAATAGAAGTAAAAGAGTATTCCAATATAAAGCTTTTAGAAGATGATACAGAAGCAAGCAAAAATACGTTAGGTGTATTCCAAAATCTCTCTACATTACAATCCTATTTAAGAATTGTTTCGCAGAAAGATTTGAAATATAGCGAAAGGCTACAATATCCAACATCCGAGACAACGTGTACAATTGAAGATTTGTTCGGAAATGACAATGTTTATTCAGAAACGATTAAATTAAACGATATTATACACGCCAGTGTTGGCAATAATCAGACAGAAATTTTTTATATAGATGAATTAAAGTACGATCTCATTTCTTTAAAAGTAACAGACATGAAGCTCGTATTAGATACGGAGGTATAGTATGGCACAAGTATATACAAGCGTAACGGTATCGTTAACAAAGCAAACAAATACACCGGTAGTAGATATGCCACAAGCCGATAGTGGCAGAGGATTGGATATATTTATTACAGATGATATCGTAACAACGGAGTCCGGAAATGTCGATGAAACATTGTCCGCAACATTATTTGCTGAAAAACCAAGTGGATTGAAAGTCGCTTTGAATTCAAGCGAAGTTATTAGATATGAGAACACCGACACGTACGAAGTGCGGTTTAACGGTTCAGAAGCTTTTGCGAATATGTTGGCAGAAACCGGAATCGTCAAAGCTCAAGTTTCGTTGATGTCCGGAAGTGATTTCGTAACGACTTTTAATATTTACATCAACGTTGTTGACAATATTGCAATGCAAGTGGATGTTGAGTCGACCGAAGAATTTCAAAATGCAATCGATGTCATAAAAACAGTAAATGCAAAAATTTCAGAATTAAATGAGTACATTAACAAATTTCAAAGCCAACTTAAGCTGACCGTAAATGTACGCAGCGGAACTACTGATCCAACTGTTTTAAGCACAGATAAAGCCGGCGATATTTATATTAAAGTAGAGAATTAAGCATGGCGGAAATTGCAGTTTTAAAATACAACGATTATCTGTATCTACATTTTGATGTATATAATGAACGCTATGAAGGGCAATATCCAAATCTTAGATATAAAGCTAATGTTCGAGTTAAATTTACTGGGCATTTTTCAATAGAAGCATATAACACAATCAAAATGGGTGGATTAAGTTGGAGCGGAAACATGAGTTATCCTAAGTGGACAACCGATTCCGGATGGATTGGTTTAAACGGCGAGATAAACGAATTGATGTATTGTAATAGGCAACGAAGCTTTAAATGGGATTGCTCATGCAGCGGATGGCCTAACTTGAACGGAAAAGCATCGCTGACAACTCCAAAAATTGCAGCGCCAACTTTTGAAGCTTCTATATCAGATGTGGATATCAATTCAGTGACCATTAATGGAAGGTTAAAAACAAATCCATATAATTTATATACGCTAAGAGTGTGGGCATCTAGTGGTAGCAAATTCATTATCAACAAATTAAACGGTTCTAGCAAAGTCACCGGCTTAACGCAGAAAACAAATTACGAATATCATGTAGAACCGTTTTTAGCTGATTTAAGTGGAAATTATATAGATCAAAAAGTATTGAAAGTTAAAACGTTGGAAAATTACAAAGAAATACAAATACTAAATGTGGCCTTTGTGATTAATCAATCATCTGAAACGCACGATAACGTTACATTGAGTTTATCAACGTCAGATGATAGCCACGTGTCAAAAGTAGCTTGGGGTGCTAGAGGAGATTATAAAACCGAAACCGGACTTACAACGCAGTACACAAACCTCCCAAAAAATACTGAGTACGACATGGAAGTGTACGTAACAGACACGCTCGGCAGAGATAGTCAAAAGTACAAATTCAAATTCAATACAACATTCAACCATATGGAGGTATGGATTTTTGATGGAAAAAAATGGAAGCGCGGATATTCTATGCAGTTACAAAACAAAACAAAAACATATAAGTATTGCAGACTTTATTACTTTAACGGAACATTTTGGAAACCGGCAAAAATTTACAAGTAGGTGGTTACATGGAAACATTAACAATTGATTTAAAAAAGAAAAATTCATTTGAAATCGGACAACAAGGAGATCATAACGTTCTTTGTGTCCATTTCATTAATATGAAGAACGTAGGGGCGAACAAAAAATATATTTATTACGTAATCGACGATATAGAAAAAATTGTACCATTAACAAACGATAGATTTATTGTGGGATATCCGTTGACAACACGTTCTGGTGCAGTTACTGCACAAATCATTTCAAAACTAGACGATAACACAATTATACGTTTGTCAAAAGTGTTCACAATGA